AGCAGGATAATCCCGACGCAATCGCGCCCAATGCTCTGCATTTGGTGAAACGACAGTATATTCGTTTTTATCCAGTAGATAGTCGCCACAGAATACTAGACCTTTCTCAGCATAGTCTGGTTGATTAGTTGCTACTGCCGCGCTATAAACTTTGTTTTTATCCAAAGGCTGCCGCGAATAGATAACGCATCGATAGTCTTCTTTCGGTTGTATTAAAATGCTCATTGTCTTATATCCTTTCTAATGTTTGTTGTTCTAGCTCATTCAGTAATGTATCTAATGCTTTATTAGCCTCAGACTCAGATAGCTTAAATTTAATAACAGTTTGGCCTAGACTTTCAGCGAGACAATCAACAATTAGGTTACTACCCTGTCTATTGATTATGTCATGCAGTTTTTTAACGTCGGTCTTGATGTTATCAAAATCGCCATAGTTGCGAGTGTTTAATGTATTCATTGTCTATGCTCCTTTAAAAATCTTGAATAATTATACCGCCATCAAATTCTATGGCGATAGTGCGGTCATGTAAATCATCGATGGTGTTAATAGTGTTATAAGACTGTTTAATCTCAGCTAAATCACTGTACTCTGTAAACTCGCAACATAGCGCAACAACATCTAGCTCATATGGCTCTGTGCAATCATTAGCCATTTCAGATAACCAATCGAACAACGTATTTAAACCGTCATAGCTAAAATGCGCTGTACGGTCATAGTCTGTAAAGGCGCGTCTAAAATCGTATATATCTATAGTTTTATAAATCATTGCATTAACTCCCTAGTTAATAAGTGTCGATAGTGGGTTGTGGATCATAAAATAAACGCCAGTAAACAGCAAATAATTCATTGCTGCTATGGTGCTCCAACCAATTACAGAGACTAGAAAGTCTATTCTAGCCTGGCGTTTTTGTTTACGTACTAGTGCGCTATTCATTGTGTCACCTATGTGTTGTTGTTAGTTTTACTTAATTGATATTGCGTGCATTAGTCGTCGGCCTGATTTAGTCCAAACAACAGTCCCTAAATTAGAGTCCCAATCCCAACCTATTCGATGGCCGCAGGTAGTAATAATATCCCCATCTACGGTGGTCTCAGCAATAGTAAACTTCCGCTCTATGTCGTTACAGTTTGCTATTGTAAGACCTGTAACAGTAATTTCTGTATCCATTTTAATTGCTCCAATCAGCATGTTATTGTAGTTAATTTATGCGGTAACACTGTCGCCAATGCTACCTGATAAACTAGCTATCTTACTCTGAGAAATAATCGTCGTTCAAACGAACCATAAAAGTACCGTTACCATGGGGCAGTGAAGCCATGACCATGATAGTACCATCTTTAGCTTTCCACCAACCAGTCCCGTCATGGGTGACAGTAAAACCATTTTCTTTTAACTGTTTAAGTAAGCTGTTTAGGCCTTTTTTGTCTGTGTGTTTAACCATATCTATATACCTATATATGTATGTTGTTTGTGTATGTACATAATACCAAATTGTCAAACAAGATGTAACAGCATATATAGAACATTATGTTATAAGCAGACTGTTTATTATGTATAGCATATAAAACTGCGCTGTAGGCCTCGCCATTACTGGGCTGTATCAAATGCCATCGATTAGCACCTATACCAATGCTATGGCATAGCCTAGACGTTGATGCGCTTAGGCGGCAATTCTGAGCCTATTATGGCTATATAACTTTCAATGATGTAAAACCTGGTGAGTATTAACATAGGCTATGGCATTGTGGCATAGTGATTGCATAGGGTCTGTGTAGTACCCACTACCACACTCTCACTTCACTGTACAGAATCTCCAGTGACCAACATAGCCTACACAGTCACATTAAAGTCTTGACAATCTGTGCAGCCTGTGCCAGGCCTCTAGCGTGACCAACATAGCCTATATAGTCACTTTCTAGACTTGACAATCGCTGTAGCCTGTGCTAACCAGGGACGGGGGAGGGGGCGTAGCACGTGAGACTGTAGCAGTACCAGCCCAGATACAAAAAAGAGGTAAAATAGACTAAATAGCAACACAGTCATAACAAATAGCTATATAGGCTAAGTAGTTGATAGTTAAGGGCTATAACGGCCACTGCGGAGACGCTGTTACGGCTGAGAATCCGCCTATAAAGGAACTGTGGTGTGTTAACCTAGTAACTATTATAACAATAACAGTAAATAATGCTTGACTTCTGTTAAAAAGTATGCTATAATAGCTATATAGTTCATTAAAGAGTGTTTAAGTTGTTAAAGTAATATAGCTTTAAAGCGTTAAAGCAACAGAGCGTTAAAGCTTTAAAGCGTTAGAGACGTTAAAGAGGAATTTAAGATCAAATAATTATTATTCTTAGCCTTACAACGTCTTTAATGCTTTAAAGCTTTAAAGTCTCTAGTGCTTTAAAGCAACAGAGCGTTAGCGACTACATAGTCTACATAGTATCTCAATAGAGGCAATTCTGTGACTGAAAAGAAGATAGGAAGACCTAAGAAGGCGAAGATCAAGAGTGTTACCAAGGGGCAACGCAGAGGCGTTGGTAGACCTAAAGGTGATGCCGCCATCATCAACGAATACAAAGCAAGAATGTTAGCATCTCCTAAGAGTAAGAAGGTGTTAGATTCTATAATGAATGCAGCGTTAGATGATGACCATAAGAATCAAGCAGCAGCTTGGAAGCTGTGCATGGATAGATTGTTACCCGTTAGCTATTTCGAGAAAGACAAGGCTAGTGGCGGTAAGAGTGCTATTAATATTTCCATTACTGGTGTCGGTGGCGAGACTACCGTCATAAGCGGTAATGAAGAACCCATTGAAGGGGAGTACACAGATGTATAATATCAATGAAGACCTTGATTATTTCACTAGAGAAGAGTTTGCCTGTCAGTACACAGGAGAGAACGAGATTAGTGATAGATTGTTATTGAAGTTAGATTTGTTACGTGCAAGGTGTGGATTCCCCTTTGTTATCACCAGTGGTTATCGTTCAGAAGACCACCCCATTGAAGCAAAGAAGGAGAAAGCAGGAACTCATGCCCAAGGTATTGCAGCGGACATTAAAGTCAGAGACGGTGTACAGCGGTTTAGAATTGTTGAGGAGGCTATCAAAATGGGCTTTTCAGGAATTGGAGTTGCTAGTAGCTTTGTCCATGTTGACATCCGCTGTCTGGACGGTAACGAGTCTCCTGTAATGTGGACGTACTAGCTTGACTGATTTAAAGGTTGAGCTACTGCCGTGGCAACAAGAGGTCTACAATGACCCTACACGGTTTAAGGTTATTGCCGCAGGTAGACGTACAGGTAAGAGTAGGTTAGCTGCTTGGTCACTAATACTTAACTGCTTGTCAGCTAAGAAAGGTCAGGTGTTTTACGTTGCCCCTACACAGGGACAGGCTAGGGACATCATGTGGCAGATGCTACTGGAGCTAGGGCATAGTGTTATAGCCTCTAGCCATGTCAACAACCTACAGATTAAGTTTATCAACGGTGCGTTGCTGACGCTGAAGGGTGCTGATAGACCTGAGACTATGCGTGGTGTTAGCCTAAAGTTCTTGGTCATGGATGAGTACGCTGACATGAAGCCGGAGGTGTGGGAGCAAATCCTACGTCCTGCTCTTGCGGATCAGAAGGGTGATGCGATGTTTATTGGTACGCCAATGGGACGTAACCACTTCTACGAACTATATACATACGCTTGTGTAGCGGAGGATGACTCATTCAAAGGTTATCACTACACGAGCTTTGACAACCCGTTGCTAGACCCAAAAGAGATTGAAGCTGCTGAGAAGAGTATGTCAGCCTTCTCCTTCCGACAGGAGTTCATGGCAAGTTTTGAGGCCCACGGTAGTGAACTCTTTAAAGAAGAGGATGTTAAGTTTTGTGAGGAAGAGCCTACTGACGGTGATTATTATATCGCTGTCGATTTGGCAGGATTTGCAGACGTACAGAAAGTCACAACCAAAACAAAGAGGCTTGACCAAACAAGCATTGCGGTTGTTAAATGTGGTACTACTGGTTGGTGGGTTAGCAATATCATCCACGGGCGGTGGGGCGTTGAAGAGACAGCTAGACGTATCTTCCAAGCGGTACGAGATTATCAACCTGTTGCCGTCGGCATTGAGAAAGGAGCGTTAAAGAACGCTGTGTATCCTTACCTCAACGATGAGATGAAGAAGAACCAACGATTCTTCCGTATAGAAGAACTCACCCATGGTAACAAGAAGAAGACAGATAGAATCGTGTGGGCGTTACAAGGACGCTTTGAACACGGTAACATAACACTAAACAAGGGTAAGTGGAATACTCAGTTCCTAGACGAGTTGTTTCAGTTCCCTAATCCACTAGTCCACGATGACTTGATAGACTCACTAGCATACATAGATCAGTTAGCCAAGGTTAGCTATGCTTATGACTACGAGGAAGAGGACTACGAATTTTTAGATAAATACGCAGGGTATTAACTATGGAACTAGAAGGCGCAGATAACTTTACTCTGGAGCAAGACCTAGAAGGTTGGGTCATGGAGAAGTGTGACGGTTGGCGTGACCACTACGAAGCTAACTACTCACAACGATTTGATGAATACTACCGCCTATGGCGTGGTCAATGGTCATCACAGGATCAGACCCGTCAGTCAGAGCGATCTAAGATTATATCCCCTGCACTACAGCAAGCAGTAGAGTCCTCTGTAGCGGAACTAGAGGAAGCTACCTTTGGCCGTGGCAAGTGGTTTGACATTAAAGATGATGTCAGAGATCAAAACCCTGCCGACATTGCAGCCCTACGTGGCTACCTAGAGGAAGACTTTGCTAAGAACAAGGTTAGGAAAAGTGTTGCAGAGTGCTTGATTAATGCGGCAGTTTTTGGTACAGGCATTGCGGAAGTTGTATTAGAAGAAGAAAAAGAGATGGCTCCCGCTACACAGCCTGTCATGGGTGGTGAGCTACAGGCGGTAGGTGTTAGCATTAAAGACCGTACTTG